AATAAAGAAAAAATAGCGGAACAAACTCGCCAATACACGAAAGGTCTGCCTGCTGGTATATACAGAATAACAAATACAGAAACTGGTGTTGTTTATATTGGCTGTTCTACTCAACTCCCTACAAGGTGGAATCAACACAAGCGACATCTCAAAAAAAATAAGCACCGCAACGGGCTTCTTCAAAAAGCATATAATGAGTATGGATTAGAAGGATTAAAGTTTGAGGTGATAAAAGAATATCCAGCCTACACTCCATTTGAAGTTTTGGAGAGAGAAGAAACAAAACTTATTTTAGAGCACAAGATAAAAGGCATTCCAATGTATAACTTGTCTATAAAAATAAACAGCATTGACGAAAACCATTTGACATTGTAAAAAGAATAAAATAGAATGTAGACAATGGATCGGTAACTCAGTTGGAAGAGTAGCGCGGACTCTTAATCCGTTTGTCGTGGGTTCGAACCCCACCCGATTCACCAAGCGTTTAAGCTAAGCGCTTTTAACAAGGAGGAAAAAAACATGGCTTATATTGTAATTAGCGCATCAGTCTTTACAGTCTTTATGCTGGTAAGAAGGATGCTAAGAGAAAACGAAAGAGAGCAACGCACTCTAGAGACTTTCAACAAAAGGATGGGGAGAGGATAGCTGTAATGGGCTTGTAGCTCAGTTGGTAGAGCAGGCGGCTCATAACCGCTCGGTCGGGGGTTCGAGTCCCTCCAAGCCCATATTCCGCAGTAGCTCAATGGTAGAGCATCCGGCTGTTAACCGGAGGGCTGTAGGTTCGAGTCCTACCTGCGGAGCTTATGCCCCCTTAGCTCATTTGGATAGAGCATCGGTTTTCTAAACCGAGGGTGGCAGGTTCGAATCCTGCAGGGGGTACTTATGAAAAGGAGAAGGTTAAATGAAGAATAAAGATGAAAAATATTGGAAAAAGCTTTGGAGGAACGTAAACATGTCGGCTGAAACTGGTTCCGCTGGCATGCGAGTTGAAAACAATCCCAAAAAGACAAACCCCATTGTAGTGGCACGAAAAAAAGGTAATCAATCCACCAAGCGTCACAAAATAACGATCACAATTGAGGATTTAAAGGAGCTTTGGAGAATACAAAATGGCAAGTGCTTTTGGTTAAATATTCCAATGAGTTTGGAGGACTTGTTTGTCTCACATTCCCCATTTGCACCTTCGGTAGATAGACTGGATAATAATCGAGGTTATCACCGCGATAACATTGTTTTAACAACTCGTTTCGCCAACAAGGGCAGGGGGGCGTATAATGGTGAAGACTTTGCTGAACGATTGAGTGGGCTTCTCTCTGAGAGAGGATAGTGAATTGAAAATTGCAATTGGCATAGCTTTTTTTATAGTTGGGAATATATTGGCATGGTTTCAATTCAACTCCCAGTTCGTTTGGGAATGGTGGAAAGATAAATCTATTTTATCTAATTTCATTTTTGCTATTCCAATGGGTTTGTGTTTCTGGTATGCTATTAAATATATAGTAGAAGATACTGGCGAATTGTGGACTTCAAAACTTATTGGTTTTGGAGTTTCTAATGTGATCTTCGCGATATTGACATATCTCTTGTTGAAGGAGAGTATGTTTACTACTAAAACTCTTATTTGCCTTGCACTGTCTGTTGTGATTGTATCGATACAGGTGCTGTGGAAGTAATTCTTATGTTGACAAACTTAAATAAAATGTATTATAATACAAAGAATCGGAGGGTGCTTTGAATTATAGCGAGAAAGAAGATTTTTCCTTATTTGGAAAAACGTTTCAAGAAAATATGTGTCAATTGATTCTTTATGATCGTCAATATGCAGATCAAATGAAAGAAATACTAGACATTAACTTCTTAGAACTGACATATTTAAGAATTTTTGTAAGGAAAGTTTTTGAGTATAAAGAAAAGTATGATGTACACCCATCAGCAAACATTATGACAACGATATTGCGCACTGAGCTAGAGTCAGAGAACGAATTGGCAAAGAAACAAGTGCGAGATTTCTTTGCAAGAATGATAAAGACTCAAGTGCAAGATACTGATTTTATTAAGGGAACGTCAATCGATTTCTGCAGAAAGCAGGTACTTAAAGAAGCAATAATAAAATCTGTACCTTTGTTGAAAAATTCTTCTTTTGAAAAAGTACAGAAACTAATTAATGATGCCATGTTATTGGGGACAACCAATGATTGTGGATATGACTATATTAAAGACTTTGAACAAAGATTTTTGATTAAAGCTAGAAACCCAGTATCAACTGGTTGGGACATTATTGATCGGTGTATAAAAGGTGGACATGGACGTGGAGAGCTTGGAGTGGTTATTGCTCCAACGGGCGCAGGTAAATCAATGGCGTTAGTACATTTAGGCGCAGAAGCAATTAAAGCTGGAAATACAGTAATACACATTACTTTAGAACTATTAGACACAGCAACAGCTGTTAGGTATGATAGTTGTTTAACTGGTTACCCTTTGCAAAATATAATTGATTATAAAGATGAAGTATTTGAACACATTCAAACATTGGATGGGAGCTTAATTGTTAAAGAGTATCCAACAAAATCTGCGTCAACAAACACTATAAAAGCCTATTTAAATAAGCTTAAACATTCTGGTATTGATGTTGATATGATTATTGTTGATTATGCAGATTTGTTGCGAGCAACGAGAGTTACTAATGAAAAAAGACATGATTTAGAATCGATCTATGAAGAGCTTCGTGGTATTGCACAAGAATTTGAGTGCCCTTTGTGGACTGCATCGCAAACAAACAGAACTGGACTCAATGCAGATGTGGTTACAATGGAGTCAATATCAGAAGCTTTTAATAAGTGCTTTGTTGCTGATTTTATAGTTTCTCTGGCACGCACGAAGGAAGACAAACAAGCAAACACTGGTAGGCTATATATTGCAAAAAATAGAAATGGTCCGGACGGCTTAGTGTATGATATTTTTATGGACGCGAGTAAAGTAGAGATTAAAATTTTACCTCAATCGACAAACATACAGGGAGCTAAGGCTACTATTGCAAAAAAGCAAGAACAAAGTTTGAAAGAAAAATATAAGAATTTTAGAAAACAAAAAGGTAATTAAAGATGAATAATTCAGGTGCGCGTCAAGCGACGTATGAATATTTTAATGAAGATGAGTTGGCTACGAATGTTTTTTTGACTAAATATGCTCTTAAAAATAATGAGGGAGAGGTAGTTGAAAAAACACCCGACGACATGCACAGGCGTATCGCACGAGAATTTGCACGGATGGAGAGCAAGCATGGGGGAAAAAATAAATTATCTGAAGAAGTCATATACAGTCTTTTAAAAGATTTTAAACATATCGTCCCACAGGGATCCCCAATGATGGGTATTGGTAATGATTATGTTAATGTGTCATTATCAAATTGCGTTGTTGTTGAATCACCAGCCGACAACATGTCTTCGATCATTGATGCTGGAAAGGATCTCGCCAACCTCTTTAAAAGACGTTGCGGTGTTGGCTTAGACTTATCCAATCTTCGTCCTGAAAATACGCCGGTAAATAATTCTGCCGGCACGACAACCGGTGCTTGGTCTTTTGCAGACTTTTATTCTTATGTATGTAGAATGGTTGGACAAAATGGACGACGCGGTGCTTTAATGATCACCATGGATGTACGACATCCCGATATAGATAAGTTCATTGAAATGAAGCACGATTTGGCAAAGGTTACTGGAGCGAATGTTTCTGTAAAAATTACTGATGATTTTATGCGCGCAGTCGGACTTGGCACGAGTTTTGCTTTAAGGTGGCCAATTGATGATCCTAGTTGTGATTACAAAGTGGGAAGGATTGTTGAGGCGCGAGATATTTGGAAACTGATTGTCGAGTCAGCAACTAAGACTGCAGAGCCGGGAATATTAATGTGGGATAATATAATAAACTATCTACCCGCAGAGTCTTATGCAGAAGATGGATTTAAAACTATTTCAACAAACCCGTGCGCAGAAATTCCTTTGTCTGCATATGATAGTTGCCGATTGATATCTATTAATTTAAAGAATTTTGTTAAAGATAGATTTACGAAAAAAGCAAATTTTGATTTTGAACACTTTAAGACTGTTGTAAGGGCGGGCATGCGCTTGTCAGATGATTTGGTGGAGCTTGAAATGGAAAAGCTCGAAAAAATTATTTCAGCAGCCGACACACCAGATGAAAAAGAACTATGGAACAATTTAAGGGATGCGTGTGAAAATGGACGACGCACTGGCTTGGGCACACACGGATTAGCCGATGCAATTGCTAATTTGAATTTAGCTTATGATTCAGATAAGGCATTGAAGGTGATTGATAGAATTTACGAAACATTAAAGATTGCCGCTTACGAAGAGAGTGTTGAAATGGCTAAGGAGCGCGGCTCATTCCCAATTTTTGACTGGGAAAAGGAAAAAGACAATCTCTTTATAAAAAGCTTGCCAGAGGATCTTCAAAAGAAGATAGCTAAATTTGGGCGCAGGAATATTTCTATTTTGACAAATGCGCCAACTGGCTCTGTTTCAATCATGTCGCAAACCAGCTCTGGGCTAGAGCCGGTATTTCGCAATTCATACACAAGAAGGAGAAAGCTGAGCCACAACGAACAGGAACAGACAGCTGATTTTGTTGATGATTTGGGAGATAGGTGGACTGAGTACCAAGTGTTTCACCACAATGTACAAGAATGGCTGGCTATGTTCAAGTCTGAACAAATACCAGACTTTTTTATAACCAGCGATCAAATTAATTGGGAGAAGAGGATAGAGATTCAAGCTACGATTCAAAAACATATTGATCACGCGATCAGTTCAACTATTAATTTGCCTAAAGACACAGAGGTGGCAACTGTTGCTGATTTGTATTTTAAGGGGTGGAAACTTGGGTTAAAGGGTATTACAGTATATGTTGATGGTTCTAGAACTGGAGTATTAGTTACCAATAAAGAGACTAAAGACACCTTTCCACAGAACGGCTCCCCTAAACGTCCAAAAGAATTAGATTGTGATATACACCACACAACAATCAAAGGAGAGAGGTGGACAATTCTTGTTGGATTATATGACGATAAGCCATATGAAGTAATGGGAGGGTTATCAAATCTTGTTGAAATTCCTAAAAGTTTTACTACAGGTAGGTTAACTAAGCATCATTTTAAAACTAAGACAAATCGTTATGATTTAAAATTTGGACACAATGGTGACGAAGTAATGATTAAAGATATTGTAAAGGTATTTGACAATCCAAACAACTCAGCGTTTACTAGAATGATATCACTCAGTTTACGACATGGCGCACCTCCACGATTATTAGTGGAACAGTTATTGAAAGATAAAGATCATGATATGTTTAGTTATGCACGGTGCATTGCAAGGATCCTTAAAAACTATATTAAAAATGGTGAAGAGGCATACTCTGATAAAGCCTGCACTGAGTGCGGCGAAGAGTCTTTGACATATCAAGATGGTTGTGTAACGTGCATTGGGTGTGGTTATGCAAAGTGTGGTTGACATTAGAAAAAATATTTAGTATTATAGAACATGGACAAAATAAGGAGAATATAAATGTCTGATGATAAAACAAAAGAAAATTATGTAATTAATTATCTGAAATCTGTTGTAACTTTGGAAGCTGCAATAGAACCATATAAGGAACAAAAGAAAGATTTGCGCAAGGAGTACATTGACAATAGCTGGCTTTCTAGAGATGAAATCTGGGCTGCAACCCGCGCCTTGAGGTTTTACCAAAAAGATGCAAACATGGACAATCTGCAGACAATGTACGATCTCGTTGAAAAACAGTTTGGGGCAAAGGATGAGTTTTAAACCTCTAAATCGTCATATACTGTTAGAACCCATACAGGCGAATTCAAGCGAAGATAATGGTTCTACAATTTTAGTACCTGACGATTACAAGCCGAAAAGTAGTCCACATGGGCTTTATAAAGTGTTGGCTGCAGCTGATGATTGTGTTGGGAGCAACCTTGCTTATCGACAGGTTATAGTACAGGACAATATGGTTGAACAGATAGAAATAAAGGGCGAAACATACTATTTAGTTTTAGAAAACTACGTGTTAATGTGTGGGAGTCTTTGTTAAAAAGGAGAAATAATTTATGTCACTAACGAAGAAGAATATAGCCTCAATTGTAGAGAGCGCTAATCGAAGTTTGCTTGAAACTTCTTATAATAGGGTTAGACACCATATTGAACAAGGCAGTGCATTTGCTATTATCACCTCTGATCGACACGAGAGAAGTGGCAAAGAAAATAGATCAATATATCAGGAAATGAAACAGAATTTTAAAAACGCTGGTTTCCCATTCACTGAATTGAGGGGTGGCTTTAAAGAGACAGAAGAGACGATTACAGATCCTGAAACGGGTGAAACAAGACAAGTTGCCTTAGAAGAGCCAATTCAAGTTATGGAAAATTCTATTTTAGTGACAACACACCTTAGAGGGGATGTGAAGATAGAAACAACAGGTGCAGAACTATTAAAGTTCGCAGCACAGATGGCTCAAGAATATAGTCAGGAAGCTTTTATTTTTGGTGAACCTGTCACCAATGCGTCTGGGCAGCAATTTCAATATATTCGCGCATACGATCAGGCTGGGAACGTGGTTGATGAGCCCTGGGCTGGTCCATGGACTTCTGTTGCAACTGTGGAAAAGGATGAGGATTTTTGGTCGAGAGTAAAGGGAAAATATTTCCAACTCAGAGAAAAGAAAACTTCTCAACCTCGTTCTTGGATAGAAGCCTTTAAGAAAAGCCGTTCAGGCAAGACTTGGTAATGAAGAAGCTTTTTGAAAATTTTAAAAAGTTTTTAACTGAAGCAGCGTTAGCAGACTATAATAACAATGGTACAATGACGCTCTATCACTATGCAAAAAGCAAAGACAATGTATTAATTTTAGACCCTAAATACTTTTTGTCAGGTAGAAATACTTTTACTAGAAATGATTTTCAAGCCTCTGGTTTGCCGAGGGTTTTTTTCTATGTAAACTTGGATCACGCCGAAGACATCGTTAAGCAAAGTCGAACGTTGTATACCGCTGTTGTTAATGTTGATAAAGTATATGATATTACTAAAGATCCCGCCGGTTTAAAGAAAGAAGCTCGCAATTGGCCAACAAACATTTACGGTGAACCAATTAAAACCGCGCCATCCTCGCTTAATATGGACTTATTGCTTAGGGGCATCGCTGAAAATTATTCAGGTGCTTTTTATGAAACAAGCGGGATGGATGTGGTCGTTTGGTTTGAACCAATCGAAGTTTATGAAATGAGTGATGTTGATATACATATACAGATTACACAATAAAGGAGAACAATGAAAATCGGTGATTTAGTTTGGAACTGTCATAATAGTTCGGTACGTTTTGGTACAATTAAAAACAAGAGAAAAGAAAAGAAATGGGCGTATTTTACTGTCAGTTGGCATGCGGACGAAGCCCACAAACAAGACATAAAATGGCGTAAAAAGCTTTCGGGCATCGATCTTGATTTAAAAGAGTATCGCGGTGATATGTTAAGGAGTATTGAATCAGATCGTTTGATACGAGTTTTAGAAGAACATGCAGGCGAGAGAGAGGAGAATAATAAATGAGTGTATTAATTTTAGCTACTGTTGGCGTAATGCTAACGGGAAACTTTTTTTTTGAAGTACCAGATAAATATGAAGATGTCTATGAACAGGCAGTTAATAATTGCCACAATCGTAGTCCAGAACAAATTGATTTAAGTATTGTTAGAAAGCTTATTCACATAGAAAATAATTTTTTTAGCGTTCATGATATTCCTGAAGAACTTAGGGGAATGTTGTTGGCTGCAGCTTGCAACGAAAGTGGTTACGATCCTGAAGCTCGCGGAGATTGGAGGACGAGGGATGGACGCAGAGTCCCAATGGCGCGTGGCATTGTGCAGATGTGGCCTTGGTGGGAAAGTGCATATAATATTGATAGGAACAATTATGAACAGTCTGCAACAGCCTGGCTGCAACATATTGCAACTTTAAAAGCCAAAAATGAAAGATATAATCGCTGCCCTTCAACCTTCTCTATCGTGAGACGGTGGATCGCGGCTTGGGTTCAAACAACCCGTGGAAGAGTCAATAGGCAAAATCGCTATCGATGCTATCAAACACCTTCTCACTATCGTGTATTACGTCGGTGGCAAGAGGACATTGAGAAACTTAAGACAATGAACAAGTGTACCATTGAGATAGAAATACACGGCATTAAAATATTTGATGTGCCTTGCTAAGTAGACACGAATATTTTTTTGACACTTTGGTGATAGGACACAATTTAAGTGCCCTGCTTTATTCTTTTATCAACACCGCACCTCTTTTAATAAATAAAATGCAAAAACCACATAGATTTTCTGTGCAAGAGGTACCTTTTTTGGATACAAATTCTGAATTGGAGGCGTGGGATCGGCTAGCGTTACTTTTATCTCTTTCTGGTTCGCTACCCCTATCAGATAAATTAGAATCAGTTCGTTTAGGTGACGGTATCGTTAAGGTTTATACCAAGAATTCTAGAATGATTAAAATAAAGTTTAATAAAATAATCATTTTTAATGATGAAAACATCCATGGGCTACCAATAAGTGAAAAAGAGTGCGATGAGTATACTGTTTTAGATTGGATTTATGCTCGTTCATGCGATAAACATGATTTAGAATTAATAGAAACTAACGAGAGTTTTGTTAATAGAATAAGATTCTACAAATCAGAAAGAGCAGCAAATGCAAAAGTGAAAGATATGGTTGCTTTTTCTTTCTTAAAAAAGGAACAGTTGTCAGATCCAAACTTTTCAGATACTTTCGCTTGGCTTAAGATAAGAAACATCTTACAAGAAAAAGGTATAAGAGGTTCCTGCAACGGACACAGTACTAAAAATCCTGAAAAAAAAATATATTTTGCTTTAAAATTAGAAACCTATCAAAGGCAGGTTTTTAAAAATTGTATGGACTTATATTCAAATACAGAGAACATAGATTTTCGTTATGACAAACCAGATGACTTATTATCTGATTGTGTGCTTACGAATGAATACAGTATTAAATTATTAAATATGTTGGCACAAAAATGATTGAAACAGGAAACCAAAGTCCAACATCTTTTCATCTTGCAGGGATAGTTCCTGTTGCTGGACAGTCATTGGATTATAGTTTTCCATGGCACGATTGTATGCAACCAATATCTAAAAATTATTTAGCTGTTGAACGTGCAGTTTTAGAGTGTGCATATGCGGGCTGTGAAACAATATGGGTAGTTTGCCATGGTGACATGCAGCCGCTCATTAGATATAGGCTGGGGGATTGGGTACACGATCCAATAAACGCATTTAATGTATTTGCCAAGCATCCGAGTGATGAACAAAAGCCCATACAAATATACTACGTACCAATCCACCCAAAGGATCGCGATAAACGAGACTGTTTAAGCTGGAGTGTACTCTATGGCGCGCTTACAAGCTATAATTTGAGCTTGACAATTAGTAAGTGGCTCATTCCAGATAAATATTATGTTGCTTTTCCCTATGGAATATACCCACCTGACATTGTGAAGGCACAAAGAAAAAACATCTCAAGCAAAAACCCATTCTTTATAACATCTCCGGAGGGCTTAACGGTGAAAGATGGCGAGTATTTGGGATTTACATTTGATGCTGAAGATTTTAAACACTGTAGAAGGGAATTAAGAGCAAAAAGTACAGGTGAAAAAGAGAGTTGGACGGACACCGAACGGATGCCTTTAGAAAAAAGATGGTCTGCAAGATATTTTTCAGTCAAGGATGTATTTATGTACGTTAATGAGGACAATTCCAATAAGCTAGAAGTATCATGGTATTATGATATTTCTAGCTGGGATAAACTTCGTTCTTATCTGGGTTCAGAACATGAAGTATTTAGACCAAATAAAACAATTTTTAGCTACCATGAATCAGATCACATTGGAGTAGATAATGGATGATATAACTGAAGAAGATATATACGAATTTTTAGTGGAATTGGAGTATTTTGCACATCACCACTTAGAAGATGAAAACATAAAAGCAATACTTATGGAAATTATATCTAGTTTTAAAGAAAAGTGTGAACTAAGCAACATTTGAGCTTGACATAATAAGGTAGTTTAGTTAATATAACACCATGAACAAATCAAATATACCTTTCGTTGGATTACATGCACATTCTGGCATGGGAAGTCCTTTCGATGGCTTGGGCTACCCTGCGGAACATATGGAGTACGCACTCCAAAATGGTTCTGATGCGCTAGCCTTGACGGATCATGGGAACATGAACGGTTTAGCATATCAAGTACAACACGCCAAACAAATGCAGGCAGACGGAAAAAGTTTTAAACCCATTTTTGGTGTTGAGGCGTATTTTCTTCCAAGTTTAAATGAATGGGCGGAAGAATATAATAAGGCTAAAGAAGACAAGAAAAGGAAGAAGACACTCGACAAATCTCAATCTGGTACAACTATTGAGGACGAGGCTTCTAAACAGGAAGTAAAAAACATCTTGAATCGAAGGCGCCATTTAATTCTTCTTGCTCAGAATCAGATTGGTTTGAATAATATTTACAAGCTGATATCAAAATCATTTTCAGCAGAGAATTTTTATCGTTATCCAAGAATGGACTATTCACTCCTTAAAGAACACAGTGACGGGGTTATTGCTACATCTGCATGCCTGGGCGGTGTCTATGCTGGTAATTATTGGGAGAATAAAGATAGTGGCGAGGAAGCAATCATCAGCGCAATGCGAACCACTACACAACAAATGTTGGATATCTTTGGAGATCGATGGTATGGCGAGCTTCAATGGAATAATATACCAGAACAGCATGAGTTGAATAAACATATTTTGCAAATTCAAAAAGAGTTTGGCATTAGTTTGATATCTACCGCCGATAGTCACTACCCAAACCCTGATGCTTGGAAAGATAGGGAACTATATAGGCGACTTGGCTGGCTTGGTAAGGGTGGTTTACCATCTTATATGACAGGAGAACTTCCGGCTGGCGTGGATCAAATTGGTTATGAATTATATCCTAAAAATGGCGATCAGATGTGGGAAGCATATAAAACATATTCAGAGCAGTGCGGAGTTAGTTATGATGATGACTTAGTTCGCCAATCTATGGAAGAAACTTATCATATTGCTCATGAGCGCATTGAAGAATTTTTTCCTGACAATACAGTGAGACTTCCAGGTTTTGTTGTGCCGGCGGGACATACTGCCACCAGCACTCTCACACAAGCTTGTTTAGATGGTCTTAGAGCGCTAGAACACCATAAGAGTGAAGAATATATCATGAGGCTTAAAGAGGAGCTTCAAACCATTCATGACAGAGGATTTAGTAAATACTTTTTGACAATGAATGCAATTGCTGATAAAGCAAATAATATACAGTTAACTGGTCCAGGACGCGGATCTGCTGCAGGTTCGCTTGTTGCCTATGTTCTTGGCATTACTCAAGTAAATCCGATTAAATATAATCTCTTGTTCTCTCGCTTTCTGCGTAGAGATGCTAAAGATTATCCCGATATTGATTATGATGTTTCTGATCCTATGGAGCTGAAGGAATTATTAATTGAAGAGTGGGGGCGAAACACTGTAGTCCCCATTACTAATTTTAATACCTTGCAGCTTCGTTCCTTGATTAAGGACATCTCAAAACTTTATAAAGTGCCCTATATGGAAGTGAATGCAGCTACTTCAGTAATGTTAAAAGAAGCCACGCCAGTTGCGAAAAGAATAAGGGGCATTAAGGCTGGAGTTTATACTCCAACGTTTGAAGAAGTTAAAGAATATTCGGATTCTTTAAAAATATTTCTGCAAAAATATCCCGATGTTGCAGAACACATCGATGTTTTATATGGACAAGTGCGTTCTGTGTCGCGACATGCAGGAGGAATTGTGGTTGGCGAAAACCTAAATCATCACATGCCTCTGATCAATAGCGGAGGCGTGCGACAGACACCTTGGTCTGAGGGGCAGAACGTTAGACATCTCGAACCCATGGGTTTTATTAAGTTTGATATTTTGGGCTTGTCTACTTTAAAAATGATTGAGTGTGCCATTACGCACATCCTGAAGAGACATCACAATGTAGAAGAGCCGACGTTTGAAGAAGTACAAGATTATTATAAAACGTACCTACATCCGGACAAGATAAATTTTGATGACAGACAGGTATATGAAAATATATTCCATAAAGGAAGGTGGGCTGGAATATTTCAGTTTACAGAGGCTGGCTCGCAGGGCTTTTGTACGCAAGCTAAGCCAAACAACATCATTAACATTGCAGCTATTACTGCTATTTATCGCCCAGGTCCGCTAAGTGCAGATGTGCACAAATATTATGTTAAAGCTAAGGACAACCCTAATCAAATTGATTATGGTAGCAACATTGTTAAAGAAATTACACAAGAAACTTACGGTTTTCTTATTTTTCAAGAGCAAATTGCACTGTTGGCACATAGATTGGGTAAAGACATTAGTTTGGATGATGGCAATAAACTTCGCAAGCTGCTCACAAAGAAAGGTACAGGAGAAGTAGAAACACAAAAAACTAAACTAAAATTTAAGTTTGCTGCAGGTTGTGTAGAGAAAGGTTTGTCCGAAGAGTGGGCAGACAGAATGTGGCAAAAGTTTGAATTCTTTTCAGGCTATGGATTTAACAAATCACATGCAATTTCTTATTCGATCCTTTCTTATCAATGCGCTTGGCTGTTTAACTATTATCCAGCAGAGTGGATTGCTGCCTTTCTAGACAAAGAGCCTGAGACTAGAAAGGAAAAAGCTATTAATTTAGCGAAGAAGTTTGGTTTTAAGGTGCAGCCTGTAGACATTAATAAGTCTGGTGTTGTTTGGGAGATCTCTGAGAGTGGAGACAAGCTAGTTCAACCATTAACCTCTTTGAAGGGTATGGGCGATAAAGCTATTGAGCAGGTTATTAAGAACAGACCATTCAATACCATAGAGGAACTATTATTCAACGATAATATTATCTATTCTAAATTGAATAAGAAGGCTCTTGATGTCCTAGCAAGAAGCGGAGCGCTGAATAATTTAGTCGATGAAAGGTTTTCAGGACTCAAACATTTTTGGTCTGCTGCTGTTGTGGATAAACCAAAGAACAGGAAAAAGTTTAATGACAATATTGAACTTTATGAGCCGGAAGGGGAATTCACCAAAGAAGAAAAGATAGAAAACGTGGTATCTTTAACTGGAATATTCCCAATGCAACTGGTATTAAATAAAGAAATGGCAAGACAACTTGAAGAAGAAATAGTCCCAGCACTCGGTAATTGGGACAATGATTTAGGGGTTGCTTGGTTCATTCCAAGAGAAATTATCTCTAAAAAAACAAAACATGGTAAGGTATATTGGTTGGTGAAAGTGACGGACTCAACATCAACAATGAACACAATTAAATGCTGGGGTGTCGATCCAGAAAAAGATGTGGTGCGCGTTAATCGCCTGTATAAAAGTAGATTAGACTACAATGAAAAGTGGGGATTTAGCACGAGATCGATTAGATACAATTTTAAACTATTGGGGTGAAAATGAATTTGAAAGTATATAAGCTTAGGCTAGATGCTAAACTACCTAAGCGGGCATATGAATGTGATGCAGGGATGGACTTGTTTTATTGCCCTAACGGTGAAAAGGAAAAAGTATTAGAAATTGAAGGGCTGCCCATATGCCCAAGAGCATCTGAGCTTATTCCCACTGGTATTAAGGTTGAAGTACCATATGGGTACATGCTAGAAATAAAGAATAAGTCTGGGATAGCCTACAAGCGTCAACTGCTGGTAGGGGCGTGTGTAGTTGATCCTGGTTACAATGGAGAGGTATATATTAATTTGCACAACGTGGGAATGCGAACACAATATATCCAACCAGGGGATAAAATAGCACAGGCAGTATTAATTCCCATCATACATTGCGGCGTGGAAGAAATCATCGACGGTGATCAACTCAATCACGCCACACTGCGCGGTACCGGTGGTTTTGGCTCAACAGGAGATAAATAATGAATAAAACTACATTAAATACTTTGTTTAGCTCTGAGATAGATAGTTGGTCCACTCCAATTGATTTTTTCAATAGATTGGATCAGAAATATGGATTCACTTTAGATCCATGTGCGTCTGTAACAAGTGCTAAATGTGATTACTATTTTACAGAGCAGGATAATGGACTGATCCAAGATTGGGGAGGGAATACTGTTTTCATGAATCCTCCATATGGACGAAAAATATCTAAGTGGGTTCAAAAGGCTTATGAGGAGTCTAGAAAATTTAACACAAAGGTAGTGTGTTTGTTACCAGCCAGAACAGATACGAGGTGGTGGCATGAGTATTGTATGAGGGCTGATGAAATATACTTTATCAAAGGGCGTTTAAAGTTTGGCGATTCCGTAAATTCCGCACCATTCCCTTCAGCTGTTGTTGTTTTTGCTGATGAGTTTAAACCTAAGCTCCACACAATGCAAAGCAAAGGCGAGGGATAATGGAATTAGAAAATTTAACTGTTACTAATTTTGCTTTAAAAGTACTCGGCAATTCGACACCGTGCGTTATAAAGTTTTATAAAAATACATGCTTTCAGTGCATTACTCTGAAGCCGATAGTTTTAAAATTAGCTAAGAAATACGAAGGGCAACTAAGGTTTTTTCTCGTACATGACGGAAAAGATAATGCTGAGTTAGGAAGATTATTTAAAATAGATGGAGTACCATCCATTTTTCTTTTTGACAGTGAAGCCTACACTGAAATACCATACCCAGAATATGGGTTCAACGAAAAATATTTAGATGAAAAATTTACAACTTATTTGCAAGAACAAGAAGGAGGGTAAATGTCTTCATTAGAAAGAAAAATTAAAAGGAAAAATGCTCAAAAACAAAAGAAGGAAGCAGAACAAGCCATGGCAACCAAGGTTGCTCTTTTTGGACTGATCTCAGATCATTGCATGACATGTGATAAGCCTTTTGATAAAGAAGATAAACAAATGGTTATGTCTTGGAATGTTGTTGTCTACCAAGAAAAAGAAAAAGTTAATTTATACTGTCCTGAATGTTGGGATAGCGCAAACAAAGTTCTAGAAGAGTTTAGAGAGCGCTTGGAGGAAAAACATGGGGGATGACATTAAACGCTCCAGCAAATACGAAATATTAGCAGCCGAAATAGGTAAACTTACCGAAGAAAAAAATAAAGCATATGGTAATTCTTTTGCAAAAGCATCTGCTATTTTGAAGGTGCTTTATCCAAATGGTATTTCACCAGATTCATATGATGATGCCCTTGCTATCACAAGAATTATTGATAAGCTGTTTAGATTAGCAACCAGAAAAAATGCTTTTGGTGAAAGTCCTTGGAAAGATATTTGCGGCTATGCTTTACTTGGAATGGCAAACGACGAAGAGGTTTATGAATGAAACAAGCTCTAACTTATGATGATGTGTTGTTGGTGCCGCAGTATTCCGATATTAAAAGCAGAAAGGAAGTAAATATTGCAGCCGAGCTAGATGATAAAAGAGTGTTGCAACTACCAATTATCTCGTCTCCAATGGATACGGTTACTGAAAGTGAAATGGCTTACACTATGTTACAGCATGGTGGTTTGGGTGTCATTCATCGCTATAATACTATCCTAGAGCAAGCTGGGCTGGTAAATGAAGTGTTTAATTCAGCTATGAGTGATTTAAGGATGAGTACACAGGAGATTAACATTGCAGCCGCAGTGGGGGTTAGTGGGGATTACATACGGAGGGCAGCGGCTTTGTGGGAAAACGGTGCCAACATTATATGTGTAGACGTCGCCCATGGACATCATACGCTCATGAGGGACGCGCTTTATAAATTAAGAATGGAATTGAGTGATGATATCCACATTATGGCAGGAAATATTGCAACTTTAAAAGGGTTTAATGACTTGGCAGATTGGGGCGCAGACAGCGTACGATGTAACATTGGTGGAGGTTCCATATGTTCTACAAGAGTGCAAACAGGGCATGGCGTGCCAGGGCTTCAAACAATTATGGATTGCGCTAGCAGTGATCGGGATGCCAAAATTATTGCTGATGGCGGTATTAGAACTAGTGGTGATGCTGTCAAGGCATTGGCTGCTGGTGCTGATTTTGTTATGCTTGGTTCTATGCTTGCCGGGACTGAAGAATCGCCGGGAGAAAAAATATTTACTCTTGGTGGTGTTAAAAAAAGATATCGTGGTATGGCTAGTAAAGATGCTCAAATGGATTGGAGAGGGAACTATAGTTCCAATGAAGGTGTGAGCACTCTAATTGATTTTAAGGGAACTGTTGATTTGATACTTAATGATTTATGTAATGGCATTAAATCTGGTTTGTCTTATTCTGGTGCTAGAACTATTCAAGAATTGCAAATAAAATCAGAGTGGATTGTTCAAACAAATGCTGGCTTGAGAGAAAGCCACACACATATTTTAGGTAAGTGATGAAAGTACAAATAAAAAAGATTTGTTTCGAAAGTAATGATAAGATGCATGCCGATTTAAAAATAAAACTGCACTACGATGATTTAAAGATCAAAGAATTTTTTAATCACGTTGTTCAGGCTTACATCGATGAAAACCCTCATATCGTTAATTTCATCGATGCACTTAAGGAAGAAAAAAATATATCTAAGAGGAAAAAGACATTGACAAAGAAAATGCGTAACAACCAAAGAGAAATAAAAGAAAAATTTGCTCTTAAACCGGGCGAAATAGAAAATATATTTGACATTTTGGAAAAGGAGTACCCAGAACTATGAACGACTGTGCTAAAAAATGTATGAAAAATAAGGTTAATTGTGAAATAAAAGCCTGCAGGCTTTGGATCGATTATAAAGAAGATTTGAATTGTGCTAATGTTTCTATTAGTAAATGTAAGCAGCTTACGCTTAGTGAAGTTGCAGAAAGGCTTAATGTAAGCATTGTTCGCATAAAGCAGATTCAAGATGCTGCTTTGAGTAAAATACAAAAAAAAAGTCTTTTAAAATTACGTTAGACTATTTATGATAGCTTTATTGCCATTATTGTAAAGGAGTAGACAATATGAAAGATCGATTGAAAGAAAGTGTTATTAAGCGTTTCATGACACTAGCAGGCACGGCGCCCTTAAGTAATACTTTTTTAAAGGAAGGTGGTTATGCTTTCGCTCGCGACGATGAAGATGAAGAGCTTGAAGATGAGCTAGCCCCTGAAGGTGAGCTTGGTGGCGCTGAAGAACTCGGCGGCGCTGAAGAGCTTGGTGGCGAAGAAGAGCTTGCTCCTGAAGAGCCGGCTGGTTTAGAGGACGAACTTGGTGGCGACGAGGGTGCTGAAGAAGATCTCCGAGATATTCTTGCTAAGGAGATCGAAGACATGCTTGGACGACTTGAGGATCAGGGCGTGATTGAAATTACCGGCGAGGCTGGTGGTGGCGAAGAAGAGCTTGGTGGCGAAGAAGAGCTTGGTGGCGAAGAAGAGCTTGGTGGCGAAGAAGAGCTTGGTGGCGAAGAAGAGCTTGGTGGCGAAGAAGAGCTTGCTCCTGAAGAAGAAGAAGAAATAGAAGCAGCACTCCAAGAGGCTAACATTGATTATATTGATGACGGCGCGCTAGCTAACAAACTACTTAAAAGAGTTGCTAAACGCCTTTATAAAGAAAATAAAATAGATCGCTTAGCAACGCGAATCACAAATAGACTATCTAGAAAGAGATAAGAGTCATCGATGTATGAACTATTGTGGTTTCTAGGTGGGGCGTTTCTTTATAAAACGTTCTCTAAATTATTGAGCCTCGCACACTCGGTGTTGTTTTTTGAAAAAGCACATACACAATCTTTAAAAATTCTTGGCATGGTTACTGAAGATTTAATTTTTATCCGTGCTCTAAAATACACCGACTTACACAAAACGGGTATTGACGTGGAGCAAATCAAAAAATATAAAACACTTGACGATCACGTGCTAGCGCAGTGGAAAATCTCAACTTTAAATCGATTGAACAGTGCTGTCCCTGATCCTCTTAAAGGCAGGTACGCACATGAGTCTTGGGACGCGGCTTTGAGGAGTTTAGATGAAGTTTTCAAAAAAGAAAAGTAAACAAAATAAAATTTTATTAGAAGAGGTTGATGGTAACCAACAGCCCTTTGTGATTTTGGACGATAGTGTGGCTACGTCACGCCCCAGGATAATAAGCTTATATAATGACATAAAAGATGAAACAGCAGAAGATGTGGTACTTTCTCTTATGCTCATGAAAGAATTGGATAAAGAAGCGATATATGAAGATGAAAATAATCCTGAGTCGGAAATTATTGGATATTATCACAAACCAATTGATCTCTTAATATCATCATGGGGTGGAGAAGCCTTAAATATGTTTGCTATATACGATACCATGCGTATGGTTCGTGATGAGTGTGAAATTCATACACTTGGCATGGGTAAGGTTATGTCCGCTGGTGTTCTTTTGTTGGCAGCTGGCACAAAAGGTAAAAGACGGATTGGCGCAAATTGCAGAATTATGCTTCATAGTGTTGTCGGGGGACAACATGGTTCTTTGCACAATCTAGAAAATGAAATAGCTGAAACTAGATGGATCCAACAGCAACACATAGAAGCGCTGATTGCAGAAACCTCGATGACATCTAGACAATTGAAAAGGCTTTTAAATAAGAAGGTTAACATATACTTAAACGCCAAAGAAGCTGTGAAATACGGAATTGCAGATGAAATAATTTAACTTGTTATTGACTTTATAAAAAAATGAAGTATACTTAGTGTTGTATTCTTTGGAGGGATAAAACATGCATGCAAGAGCTTGGCAATTGCCTAGTGATTCTGAGAAAAAAGTAAACTACCGATTACAAATGAACAATGTGCACAAGAAGTCTCAAAAAAATATTGATCACCTTATGGAAGACTGGCATTGTTTTGCTTGGGGGACATATGCAAATAGTAAGACGCTTATGTTCGTCTATGATAAGAGTTTCCCTAGCAAATACGCATGGCTTAAGTGGGCTAGCGCTTTTCCCTATCAACTGTCTGAATGTGCCGAGAGAACAAATCGTCTTAAAATTTTGAGCACAGGTAAAGACGAGGTAAAACAAGAAAAGAAAGCAAGAAAATGTTCATATTGTAGTTGCGAAGGGCACAACAAAGCTAGCTGCGGTGATCGGAAGAAGGATAAAAGAAAAAGGAATCAAGTATGAAACGTAAAGTAGAATATATTTGGATTGATGGTACAAAGCCAACTCCTCAGTTGCGATCTAAAACAAACATTTTGAATATAGAAGAAGGAATTCCAATTTGGGGATTCGACGGTTCTAGCACTAATCAAGCAAAAGGATCGAACTCTGATTGTGTGTTGAGTCCAGTGTTTATGTGCAAAGATCCAATTCGCGGACGTCCTCATGAATTGGCGCTGTGTGAAGTGCTAAATACAAACATGACTCCACATGAGTCAAACACAAGAGCAGCTTTATCTAAAGTATATGAAAAACATAAATCTGAAGATGTATGGTTCGGAATGGAGCAGGAATATACTTTTATGAATCGAGTGCATGCAGATCAGCCGTTGGGATTCTATAAATCTCGTCTCACTGAAGAATATACAGAAGAAGGTTATCTATCTTTTGTTTCACTTCCGCAAGGTCCATATTATTGCAGTGTTGGATCTGGATTAGCAATTGGTAGAGATGTTGCAGAAGAACATCTTGATGCTTGTTTAGAAGCAGGATTAACATTATCAGGAATTAACGCTGAGGTAATGCCAGGACAATGGGAGTTTCAGGTTGGTCCAGTCGATGCTCTAGAAGTTTCTGATCAATTGTGGATTGCTCGTTGGTTGTTGCATAGAATTGCAGAAAAACACAATATTATTGTATCTTTTGATCCAAAACCAGCTGAAGGTGATTGGAATGGCGCAGGGTGTCATACTAACTTCTCAACAAGAGCAATGAGAGAATCGATACTGCCTTGTTTAGAAGCTGCAACAAAATTAGGAGAAAGGCAAAGACTACATATTGAAAACTACGGCGCAGACATTGAAAAGAGATTAACTGGTGATCATGAAACATGCTCTTATAAAGAATATAGGTATGGGATATCAGATCGCGGAGCGTCCGTAAGAATTCCTTGGCAAGTTGATCGCGATGGCAAAGGCTACATCGAAGATCGTCGTCCAAACGCAAATTGTGATCCTTATTTGGTTACGAGACTAATTATGGAGACAGTGTGCGGAGGGTTTTAATATGGGTTGGTACAAAAATAGATACAATAAGAAGTCGGCTAAGAAATATGGATGGGAACCATCATGGTTTAAAGCCGATGGGTTTGATAACAAACTAACTGAAAACATAAAGGAATTTCAAGAACGTCATGGATTAAAGCAAGATGGCTTGTGCGGTCCAACGACGTTTCGACGGATTACCTTACAACGTGAAGGCTCGCGTCAAGTGAATCGACGTCCACTACGAGCGCGCCCAGATACGGGCGATAATCATATCATATGCAATGGAGAGAGGCTAGCCATTGATTGGAAGACGGTTAGCATCCATGATGACAAGAACTATGCGTTACCTGATAGTTGCTATCGCAATTATAAACCACACAAAAGAAATGTTAAAATGATTATTACACATTTTGATGTGTGTTTATCTGCTGCATCATGTAAGAAAGTCTTGCAGAAAAAAGGAATATCAAGTCATTTTTCAATCGATAATGATGGCACCATATATCAAATGGTAGATCCACAACATGAAGCATGGCATGCTGGCAAGCGAGCGGTTAACCGCGCCGCCATTGGCATTGATATATCTAATGCATATTATACCAAGTATCAGTCGTGGTACCGGAGAAAGGGACATGGAAATAGACCTGTACTTAGAGACGTAGAAGTGCATGGTAGAAAATTAAAAGAATGCTTGGGGTTTTACCCAAAACAAATTGAAGCATATAAAGTATTAGTTAAAACACTTTGTGAGTACTATGGGATTCCTCTTAAAATGCCAATGGACAGTTCAGGGAAAGTCTTAAGAGCGGTTGATAGAAGTGTGCTTAGAGGAAAGTTTAACGGAATTGCTAATCATTTTCATGTTACTCGTGGCAAAATAGACACTGCAAATTTAGATTGGGATCAGGTTTTAAGTGATTTAAATAACTAATTATTAATATGATTATACTTAAAAGCCAACTAAAACAAATCATACGAGAAGAAGTATATAATTTGTTTTTAGAAGAACATAAAGAAAACATAAACCTCCTCTCAGAGGGTTTAATAACTGAGAGAGAATATTGGAAGAGAATTAAGGATTGGGCGAAGAGAAAAGGGATCCCATGGGCGACAGCAGCTGCCATAGCTGCGGGCTCTTTGGCTGGACCAAAATCTGCCATGGCTGGACCACCTCCAGAGCGTCCTGCACAAGTCCAAGTAATGCAAGTCACGCAAGCTTCTTTTCTAGATGCTTTTTACAAGGCTTATCCTCAAGCTCAAGATCCAAGTGTGAATTCAAAAGCAAAGAGCGACTTAGCAGCATTAACAGTAGAAGTAAAAGGAAACATTGCATTAGCGTATTTAAGTGAACAAAGGAAAGAATCTTTTGTAAAATTTATTCAAAGTATGCCCCGCTTTCAAGATCAGACTCGTGAACAGATCTTACAGAAATATGACGTACTGAAGCCTGAGATATTAAAAATTATTCAGAGTGTACCAGTTGAAGTTATATACGAGGGTGAGCAAACAGAGAGAATGTATCGTTCGTTCACCCCAGGTGCAACGCAAAGCGGCGGGCAGGTAGCTGCAGCCTACGATGAGGAGTCAAATAAGATTGTTGTTAATCCATACGAATATATGTCTGGTGGGCAGCTAGATAAAACATCATTGGGAAATAGTTTTAGAGAAGAAGTTTATCATGCTATAGATCATAATCTTTCTACTACAATGATACCGATGTCACGCCTTCAGCATCAAGTGGCTACCGCGCAAGACATCTTTTTATCACAAGAAGCAACGGGACTCTCTCAAGTTCGTTATGACTATTTAACCTCTAATCATGAATTTTATGCAAAAATGTTGAGGCTTAAAGATATTGTAGCTGAAAAACACCCAGAACAAATTAATAATGGTAGGATAAATTCAGACTTCCTATTAAAACTAATGGACGGTAGAGAGACGTTAGGAGATCCAACTGTAATCGAAGTGCTGCAAGTGCTTGATCCTTCAAAGATTGACAAGGTGTCAAAATATTTTGACATGGTTGCCAAAGCAGGGACACAAAAAACTTCACAAGTTGCTTGATCTAAAAGAATACATATGTTATATTAAATGTAGCTAAAAAAACTCACAGGAGGAGTTAGATGAGAAAATTTTTGAGTACATTGTTTGTTTGTGGCACCTTTGTGTTGGCTGCACAAGCAGATTCACCGAGGAATAACACAAATGCAAAGTCTAGATTTTATGACTTTGGTGCACAAGTTATTGATGGGGAAATTAAACGCCCTACAGCAACTTTCGTGAATGGCAGAGAAAGAGCAAGATTTAATCGATTGCTTCGTCTTAAAAGATCTTTCCTTCCCAGCCTTTACAATACTTCAAAAGAAAGGGTTTTTAAGTAAACCAATGAACTAATTATTAACATGAATAAACTAGATAAGTTGGTAGAAAACTATTTTATAAAGAGAAAAAATAGATTATCAGCCGACATGCTTTTCAAACTCATTGAAGAAGAGATTAATCTTTTTGAAGAGAAGATTGCTGGGCTGGAGATAAAGACAAACAAATCACCAGCCAATAGCGGTGATGTCGCTGAAGGTATTTTTATATTGGGTTTGTTGTCTGCTATGAAAAATGGCGCGTCGGAACCAAATGATATTCGTGGCATGATTAACCAGTATAGACACGACGTGAAGGACAGCACCTTAAGAGTAAATATTGATTACACCGGCACCGGAGGCGCAGATCCAACTGGCGCTGGCAAGAAGGGCAAGAGTATGCCATTCGGGTATTATTTTGATGAGGGTGTACCAATTAAGGTACAAATGATTATTAAACTACACCCTCACTCAATGGCAGCGCTGTTTATACCTCTAGATAAAGAATTACCCATGAAAATTGATGATCTTGCCAATGAACACATTCCGATATTAGATGAATTGCGTAAAGTTGTTTCTGGGAACAACAGGGATTGGGAAGAATTATTTAATATTATCATGAATAAAAAGATACCAACCGCTGAAAGACAAAAAGCTTTAGATAACTTAAGAAATAAAAAACACGAAGCTCAAAAAAGAGAAACAGGTACTCGTATTGCCGGGGCTGCTGCTTTCTGGAATAAGAGGGGGGCTGGACACCGTGGTTATATAGATTTTGCTAATGAGGTGCTAAATCAAATAGATCCAAACACAGGAAAAACTCTTCAGGAAGTTGGAGCGATGATCAATATTGTAGCTGATGGTGTGAGTGAGAACCTAACAACCACTGCCGATGCTTATATTAAAATTGGCGATATGAGCACTGGAGCTATGTTATTTAGTTATTCGCTTAAGAGCGGAAGCGATCAGATTGCGCAATATGGTAGTCCATTTGGCAAGACACAGTGGAAAAAAAGTGGCGACGAAAAGGCACTGAGTGGTGGCGGGGTAGAGAGAATCTTTGTAAGATTTGCTTTGCCTGACTCTGCGATGCCAAGTGAGGCAAAGGCATGGTTTGGTGTACGCCCAAAACCAACCTTTCCAGAATTTACAAGTGCTTTTATAAAAAGGTATGTGGATAAAACAGGAGCTAGCGAAGAAGAAGCTTGGAACCAATGGGTTAAAATCCACGGCTTTGATATCAAACCCGCCTCTCTTGCAATACACAAAGATAAGACCTATAAAGCTGATTCAAGTGCCGTGAAAGAATTTGTTGAAATGTGGAATAAGGTGAGCGAAGCGTTAGTTGGTGCATGGAATGATAAGTTCAATGACGCTGACTCTGAGGAATATGAAGTTATATTAATTAGTGGTTTAGCCATCATGATAACCAAAACTATTGAAGAGCAAGACATGGAATACGTAAATATAGGTAAAGACGCAAAAAGTACATTGCGCGCATTTCCAAGCTTGATGCCCAATTATGTTAAACATTTTAGTTTTGAAGCCAAAGAGGGTGCCGGTAATGTTCTCAGTCTGCCAAGTGACGCTAAAACTTTAAAAAAGGAACTAACCACTGGCTACGCTGCAATTCAGCCGCAGGTTAATATTAGAGACGTTAATAAGATTACTAGAGAAAACTTGGATAAAAGCGGCTTTGTAATTAAAATTGATGAAATCAAGAAAAATCTTTCTCGCAGTCCTGACTATTTTGAAAACATTTTAGACATGGATAGCTCCATGGGAACTATGTTTGCTGTAAATCCAGAACTTGAAGAGAAATATTTAGCGCTTAGGGGCGAATATTCTAAAAACAGTGATAGAACAATTAAGAAAAATGCCACTAAATTAGCATATAAAGAAATGCTGGCTGGCGCAAATCTTAAGGATCTTGTAAAATTGTTAGATGATCATATTTTAGATATGGTTATTCATAAATTGAACGATGCAATGCCAGTGCGTGGACAAACAGTATTTTTACTTCGTTTACGCCCACGCTATAGGCACGGGGAAGTTCGTACATATCTACAAAAAGAAGCCAAAAAGGCCGGCGACGGCTTGGGCGCTATTATGAGGTTTGTCAAATATGCTAAGTGGCTTAAATATGAAGCGGCAGAAGAGGTACTAGCAGAGATTGAAAACATTATAGCAGCAAGTGCAGCAGCAATCAAAGCAGCTGAAGAAGCTTTAGTCCCAGAAAAGACTTAACATTCAAATAAATCTAAGATATACTTAAACAAAATGAGAGGTGTAAATGTCACGTAAGTATGAGTCTGGTTCCAATTTACAACAAAAGATATTAAAAGGCATTGATGTTCTAGCAGATAACGTTGCTTCAACATTAGGTCCACGTGGTAGAAATGTTATTCTATTTCAGAAGAGCGATGAACCAATCATCACAAAGGATGGAGTTACTGTTGCTAAGTTTGTTGAACTTGACGATCCATTCGAAAATGCTGGAGTACAAGTATTGAAGCAGGCAGCTTCACAAACCAATTCTGAGGCTGGGGATGGTACAACAACTACCACCGTATTAGCCCGTGCGATACTCAAGGAGGCTCAGAAACATCTCGCAGCAGGAGCAGCCCCAATTGAGCTTAAACGTGGCATAGACAAAGCCGTAGAGGCTGTTGTAAATACATTAAAAAGTGTTGCAACTCCTATAAGTTCAGAAGAGGATATAACACACATTGCAACCATTTCTTCTAATGGAGATACTACAATTGGAAAGCTTATTGGGCGTGCTGTAGACTTAGCTGGCAAGGATGGTTCCATCACAATTGAAGAGGCACGCTCCATCGAGACTAGCTTGGAGGTTGAAGAAGGGTTCCGCTTTGATTCTGGATATTTAGCTTCAGCTTTTATTACAGATGAGAAGAGGGGTGTTGTAAAGTATGAAGATCCTTTGGTATTAGTTACTGACGAGAAGATTGATTCTGTTGATGAATTAATGCCTGTGCTTGAAATTGTTGCTCGTGAGGCTCGTCCGTTTATTCTTGTTGCCAGTGAGGTGGAGGGGCAAGCCTTGGCTGCGCTTATCATGAATACAGTTAGGGGAACGTTAAGAGTTGCAGCAGTGAAGGCACCTAGATATGGCGAAGAACGAAGGAACATATTAAAGGATTTAGCTTTATCTATCGATGCTACATTTGTATCTAGAGAAAACAATATTCGTTTAAGGGAAGTAAAATTAAAAGACTTAGGGCGTGTATCAACTTTTGAAAGTACTAAAAACTTTACTACAATTGTTGGGGGTGAAGGTTCGCTAGATGAAGTAGAAAGAAAGATCGATCAATTGAAAGTTGAAATAACTAACACAGATGATATACATGAGTGTGAAAGGATACAAGAAAGAATTACTAGATTAGCTAGTGGTGTAGCAATTATTCGTGTTGGCGCTGCGACAGAGGTAGAGATGGTTGAAAAAAAGCATCGGGTTGAAGATGCTTTAGAGGCAGTTAGATCTGCGCAGCAAGAAGGAATCGTCCCAGGCGGCGGTATCGCCTTAATTAGAGCTGTGACTGACTTAGAAGTAGAGGTAGAGAACAATGATCAAAGACTAGGAGTAGAAATAGTTTTTGAAGCTGTTAAAGAGCCCTTAAGACAGATGGCATTTAATGCTGGTAAGTCTCCAGATATTCTCATATCTTTAGTGGAAAAAGCTAAGTTTTCGCATGGAATTAATTTTTCAACAGGGAAGTTGGTTGATATGTTAGATGCCGGAATTATTGATCCTGTTAAGGTTGTTCGATGTGCATTACAAAATGCCGCATCAGTTGCTTCAACATTAATAACTGCAAATCATGCAATTGTTGTTGTTTAATACTACTTATTAATACGGGAGATATCTCATGACAGATTGTACGGTAGAAACTAAAGTAGAGAATGCAATTGCCTTAGCAGAAATAAATGGGAAGTTTGATCAAATGATGGATAAAATAGAAACAGTTAAAGAAAAACAAGATGAAATGGCTGCGGATATTACTCAAATCAAAGAAGCCGTGTACAATCCCGATTCTGGACTATACGCCAGGCTTCGTGAGCTTGAAGGTTGGAAAGAGACTTCCTCTCGACTAATATGGCTCATCATAACAAGCGTAGTTGGTTTAACTGTAGCCACAGTATATAAAACCTTATTATAACCCTTGACAAAAAATGATTATAATCTATACTATACTAGGAGGTTAATATTATATTATGAGAGTGAACATATCGTATTCGATAGATTTAGAAGCCGTACCAGATACGGTGAGCGATTTAATATTGAAGGCTAAGAGTGATCACGCTCAGTTATCGCAAAAGCTTGGTGACATTTTGACATGTTTAGAGTCACACGACGCACATAATGCCACGCTACATCTTGACGACGTTAGAAAAGGGTTGTTTAAGATTGATGCTAGGTTGTTAGATTGTGGTACAATTTTAGAAGGATATCAAAAAACTTTAGTCGGCATTAAATCAGCCCAGCACGACGGAGGTGTTGATGCGTCCGAGTAAAGGAGATTTAGTATACGTCCCATCGCATGTTAACATGTACAAATTTTACTTTTCTGAGCAGGCAAGCTATTTGAGTTCGTATGATCCGGCGCAATATGGCAATTTTGATCAGTACGTTACATTAAACTCACCTAAGACGCTTTTACTCACTGAAAATAAACTTTTATTTAAAAAGTATTATAAAGTTTGGTATGATGGAGGCGAGTGGTATGTATTACACTCCGATGTTAAACAGGGAGGAAATTAAATGGTAAAACTGTTTGAAGTGGCAAGTATTGGAGGGGCGAGCGACAAATCTTATAATCTTAGAGAGATTTACATTAACCCAGCACATGTCATTTGTGTGAGAGCAGACACAAAATATAAGACACTTCTTAATGAAGGCAGACTGCCTGCTGATTTAGATAGAAGACAAGAGTTTTCTAAGATTAGTTTACTTAAAGGATCAACTGGGTTGGAAATCGTTGTGGTTGGCAACACGAAAATGATCATGGAAAAGCTTAGTGTAGCGAGTGACGGAGGAAGAAATGTTCTCAGAGGGTAATACTTTTCATGTGTACTCCAAAACAGATTGTCCGTATTGTGATAAAGTGGTGGAAATACTAAGAGAAAAGAAAAGAGAATTTACAGTAACAGTTATGGATAACGCTCCCACGCGACTGGATGAACTTAAAACAGCGTATGAGTGGGAAACTGTTCCAATAGTAATAGCATGTGCTCCCCGAGGAGATAAATATTTTATTGGAGGGTATACCGATTTGGTAACTGCCATGGAACAATATGAGCAAGAACAACCAAAAGAAGAATGATGCTTTATATTTCCTACCAGAAGAGAAATATTTCAGTTATCTCTTATCAATCGAAGAAGACAGAATTGCAATAAAAAATTTATTGGAATCTCATTTTAATAAAAGCAGCACCTTGAGTGAAGAGATATTTTCGGTGTTGTGTGAGTGTTATGGGGCGTTGTTTCATTTAGAAGCAACGCTTTTTGCAGAAGAAGCTATAGTGTCGTATGATAAAGAGAATAAAGGATATTTGTTGGATTCAGGATGTGCTGCAAGAGCAGTGATTTTCTTGGAAGTGGTAAACTTGAGTAAGAAGGATTTGCACCAATACAACATTTCAATATTGAGGCATTAAACTATACAAAACAAGAATAAAATACAATAAAGAAAATTAATTTTACATTGTACAGTCTATATAATTTTTAACCTAAGTTAAGGATTGTATGTCAAAAAATTATATTTCTTTGATCGGCTATGTTATTGCTGCTGATATATTTATTTGTTATTGCATTGCTCTTTTGTGTGTGTAGCGGCTAGTTATTTATGTGAAGCCTGTATCAATCATATTTTTGTTGCTGTTCTTACCTTCTCTTGCCATTGCAACCCCTCCAAAAAATAACAATGCACGTTCAAAATTTTATGATTTCTCTGAGCAAGTGATCGACGGGCAAATTAGAAAGCCTTCAGTCACATTTTCAAACGCTAGAGATCGAGCAAGGTTTGAGAGGTTATTGAGGTTAAAGAAAAGTTTCTTACCGGACTTGTTTGCAACAAGTAGAGAGAGAGTTTTTAAATAAATCTTGTTTTTTTTGTACAAAAAGTCTTTTTTTCTCATCATTTAAATATGTATGAATAGGGTGTGTAAATGTTTACACACCAGCACGAGTTTGTCTCTAATAAATGGGAGGAAGTTGGTTGTCTTTGCGAAACAAGACCAAGTACTTGTTTTATTATGGTATTTTTCCATATTTTGTCCTATACTTCACCATTCAATACTTCATAAAAAAAAGTGAATTTGATTTTTTAACTAGGATAGACACGTTCATTCCATTTGTACCAGAGTTTATTTGGATATATCACACACTTTTCCCAGCGATTATTTTATTAACAGTTTTTATAATACAAAAAAAAACCTTATATTGGGATACTTTAACTGCCTATGTTATTGCCATAGGCGTGTTGGCTATATTTTATGTGGCGTTCCCTTCTTTTTACCCTCGTCATGAATTGATGGTGACAAATTTGTCGGAATGGCTGGTGCATGCAACGTGGCAAATTGATGCTGCACACAACACTTTTCCTTCAAGCCATGTTACATTTTCATGGCTTTTATTTTGTTTTTTTACCAAGTCATCTTTGGCGGCAAATAAGAAGTGGACAGTTCCATTAGTTTTTACATGGGCATCTATGGTATCTTTCTCAACGTTATTTTTGAAACAACACTATTTGCTAGATGTTTTTTCTGGTGTGCTTTTAGCTGTGTTATGCTTCTATTTTGTCTCTTTACTGCCAAACAGAACAGTTGTTATCTAATTACTATGTGGACCTAACGTTACCAGAAGAAAAGAAGCAAGAAGAGTATTATGCTATAGTACGCAACGTGGTTGGTGAGCGATACCAATCAATCGGTATCAAAGATTTATTTATACATGATAATTTGACGGCAGGAAGCTCTGAAATTAAATGTGTTTTGAACTTAAATGCTAAAGAATTAATAATCCACGGCGCAGGAGTTGGTGTTGTTGACGCCTTGTGTAGTGGCTTAATCGAGTATTTTTCTAGTGACTATATTTCATTGAGGAGTGTTGCATATAACGACTTTTCAATAAAAACAAAACGCGGCAACGGTATGCAGCAGTTTCAACCTAACATGCCTGTTGAAATCATGTTAACACTAGACAACAATAAAGGTAATTTGTATTTTAAGAAGCAGAGCAAATCACTAAATGCAGCGGCAGCATTGGTAGTATGCGCCGCAGTTGAGTTTTTGATCAATTCAGAGTTAGCTGTAAAGATAATTTATGAAGATATTGCACGTGCAAAAAAAAGAAATAGAGGCGACTTAGTGAGTGAATATACAGCATACCTGATGGATTTGGTTCACATTGTGTCATATGAAAGTGTTTTGAATAAAAGCCATGGAGAAGACGATGTTTAACAAAGGTAAAAGAATAAAACAAACCAAACTAATTCTCAATTCAGAGGAGGAAAACAAATATTTAGAAGTAGTCATTGCTGAAGTTAGAAAAATTGGCAATAAGACTGCATTTGTGATTAGTTTTGGTGGAGACAAAACTGGTGTTATAATTGGATTAAAAGAGTGGGACAAGTTTGTTGATTTAATACTGAACTTGAATTGGGATCCAGAAGACACATGGGTGCGTCCAATAAAAATGATCAAAAAATCTAGATTTGACAAATAATACATTGTTTGTTAATATTATCTTATGCGTGGTAAAAGCAAACACATTAATGTTGGGGATTTAGTTTCGCGATATTTTGCATTTCCCTCTACAGACGCAATGAGTGTGGGGATTGTAGTTGAGAAGCTTAGTACATACGTTGTTACTGTTTATTGGTATAAGGTTGACGAATTCTATCACCAAGTTGGTAGATCAGACGAAGCAGTATTAAATCTTGAAATACTGAGCAGAGCCCCTAAAAAAACTATTGACATAAAAAAATAACTATAATATAGTTAAAGAAGGATCAATTATTGCCTTTGGGATGTTTGATTCTGAATTAACTTGCTTAAAAAGGAGAAATAGATATGAGCACAGCAATTACTACTTATCAGCCGAGCCTTCTCGGGCGAAGCGTACTTAACGGTGTTTTTGATAATCTTTTTACAGATTTTCCACGACACTTGCGTCAAACTACACAGGGGTATCCTGTTGTTGACATTTATCGAGATGAAGCTGGAAATACCATGATGGAATTTGCTTTGGCTGGATTTGCCAAAGAGGATTTAGATGTGCATATTCAACCTGACAAGCGGAGCATTACGGTTTCCGCAAATTTAAATCAAGAAGGGGGTGGTACTTCTAACCGGAGGATTGCACGTCGGAATTTTGAGAAGACATATGTTAATTACGATAACAATCTTGATCTGTCTCAAGCAACTGCGGATTTTGAAAACGGTTTGTTGACTGTTAAAGTTCCGCAGCGCGCAGAAATGCAGCCTGTAACAGTTAAGATTGAGTAATTGTTACTTAAAGTATGAGGAGAATGGGCAAGTTCTTTTAGGATTTGCCCATTTTTTTATTGACTTTTTGAAAAGTATAAGATACAATACAACAATGAGAATTATTATATTTTTTTGCTGGGAGAGAGAATGAGAGTACATTATAAACGTGTGGTGTGTCTAGATGGGTTTAGCATGAGCGTACAAGCAAGTGAATTCACTTATTGTTCGCCGCGCATTGACAACGCTGAAAAATACATAGCTGTCGAAGTCGGGTACCCTTCCGAAGAGGAGCCTCTCCTTATGGCATGGGCTGAAGACTGGGACAAACCCACTAACACGGTGTATGGTTGGGTACCAAGTCATGTCGTTGCCACTGTCTGTGCTAAACATGGTGGGATCGTTGAAGGGAATATCCCACCAGGCGTCCCGTATCTGCCGGCACTGGATTCATAATGAAAGTCGGTGATTTAGTAAAAAGACGTTCCACTGGAAAAGTTGATATTGTGGTAGAGATTGTTCTCGGATTGCGTCCCAGCATCGCCACGAACAGGGTGCGACTAGCTGGAAATCATCAGCAACTAGTCTACGCTTCAAATTATGAGGTTGTCAGTGAAAGTCGGTGACTTGGTGAGACTATCTGCCAGTGGCAATCGAATACAATCAAATCGATTAAAGTATGTTTCAAGGCTATAACATATAATTAGCTAATCCCACCTATGTATATACATGTGTGTGGGAAGCTTAGTAAAATACAAGAATACAGGCTCAAGCTATAGAAAAGGATTGGTACTTGAAGTCAAAGGTAAGAAGTGGGTTAAGGTGCTTTGGACTGCTCAAGAAAAACTTGGTGGACTTATTTTTCTAGAACATGTTGAAGATTTAGTTTTCATTTAGGGCTTGACAAATAAAAAAAATATTATATACTTTAGGGGTGGCTTGGAAAAGGAGAACCCAATGAAAGTCAATGATATTTTGATGAAGAAATGGTGCTTTGGAATGGGACGAAGCAAAGCACGCAACGAGGCTGCTGTAAACTCTAGTGGTGATCTTGTTACTTATAAAACTTATCCAAAGTATCGCACCATCGTATTCAAGGTGGACGACGCAAAAAAGGTAGGCGACGACTGGCATGTAACTGGAAGGCAATATGCTTCTCTGCGATCCGCGCCAAAAAAGAAAACAATGGTACTTACAGAGATGTGTGGCTGCTTTTACAGCGCTGGACAAAAGCGTCCGTTTCTGAAGATGCAAGATCCCAACACGCCAACCGATTCTGGTTTGCCGCCTGTTGGTAGTCTGATCTCCGTTAACAAGAAACATGCTATTGTGACTGAGGTTGGTAGGAACTGTCTGACTGTATACGTCAATGGTGCGCTTCAGACGATCGCGTGTAAGCCTGGAACCGTCAAGTGGTTTTCAGACAAGATTTTGAAGAGTGTTGCATAATCCTTGACAAATAAAAATAAATTAAATATACTTATTGTGGAGGTTGAGAAATGAAAAAGATTCTTTTTCTTCACGGCTTGGAGTCTAAGCCGGGTGGTACAAAGCCTACGTTTCTTGAGAGAAATGGATATGAGGTTATACAACCGCTCTTAGACAAGAATGATTTCCAGGGCAGCGTCAACACTGCGAAACGCTACTATGACGAAACAAAGCCTGATGTTATTGTCGGTTCAAGCAGAGGTGGTGCAATTGCCATGGCAATTAAAAGTACTGTGAAAAAGATTTTGATCGCTCCAGCGTGGCGAAAATATGGGGTACTTCACGATTCTGTGGGTGGGAATGATGTTATTTTGCATGCAAAAGAAGACGCAGTGGTGCCCTACGCAGACAGCGTAGAATTATGGTATAACACTTTTGCTTTACTTCAAGAAGTCGGCACCGATCATAGAATGCGCGACGAAGAAACACTGTCAACGCTATTGGATTTAATAAAGGAGGGTATCCAATGATTATTATTTAATAATAATGTGTTGTGTGGGGAGGTTGGGTATTTATAAATTTGACCTTCAATGATGCTCTTGAAGGGGGCAAGTTCGTACTTGCATTGAAAAGGCATCTGGGAATGTGGCGCGCCGAGGACAGCGGCACCTCCCCATTTTTTTTATTTTTTTTACGTATTGGAGGGTGTGTGATGACTATCACATGTAGTTGGTTTGAGTTTTTAGTGCTGGTGATGTTGGCTTACTGCTGTTTTCGCCGCTAATTTTTTCATTTTTTTTACGTTATGGGCGCACACGTACATGGTTTTTTTTACTTTTTTTACTTTTTTTACCTCTTGACAAACAAAAAAGAATAAAAGATAATATTCATAGAACGATTGGGAAGGAGACAAGATGAGCAAACAACAACTTTATAAGATTATTCGTTTTTTTCGACAAAGAGAACACGTCAACAGGATCATCAAAAGGAATCTTACGCTCGACGAAGCTCAAGCTCATTGTAGAAACCCCTTGACTCAGAAAGAGGGCGAATGGTTTGATGGCTACGAAGCGCAATAAGATGCAAGTCGGTGACTTGGTAAAAACAACGTGTTTTGGTGCCAAGGGTGAAGTTGGAGAGGTTGGTATCATTGTCGCTGATCACAAGTTTAATCGTTGTTTTCAAGTCCTGCTCGGAAAAAAAGTTTTTGTCATGAATCAAGATGGCTTGGAGGTAATCAGTGAAAGTCGGTGACTTAGTGAGATACAGATATCGAAAACAGGATATTGGAATTATAATCGAAACTATGCTAACGGGAACGGCGATAGGTGATCCTTCTCTAAAATACAAGGTGATGTGGACGGACACTCACACCGACTGGATGAGAGCATCGGGATTGGAGGTAGTCAGTGAAAGTCGGTGAATTGTATCGGTGTTCGTTTCGTTCTGGCTCGCACCGCGCTCTCCGAGATGCTGCCATTGACAACTTCAAAACTGAAGGTTGTTAGCCACATATGGCACCACATGAAAAAAAAACTTCAAAAAAACGACATGGGGGGGGTTGACAAAAGCCGATTCGCTCCTATATTTACTAGTGAACGGTTGAGGAGAAACAACATGGAATTGGTAGCAAGGATCGAGAAAGCACTGGCTGATGGCGGCGAGCGTTTGTCTCAGTGGGAGCAGGGTTTCCTTGAAAGCCTCAAAGATCAGGCGAAGCGACGTGGACGTTTGAGCCACAAACAGATCGAGATTCTTGGACGAGTCGAGGCACAGAAGTGCAGCGCTGAAGCCCAGGTGCAAGCCGATGCTTGGCACGCATCCTACAACGATGAGAAACGAGCCATCGCAGTGACTGCTGCGAAGTACTACATGGCGAACCCGCCTTACTTTGAGGGAATAGCAGGCAAAATTCTCAATGATCCTGACTACATCCCAAGCGAGAAGGCATATCGCAAGATGTGCGAGAACAAGTATGTGAAACGAGTGCTGGTTGAGGTGGCGAAGGCTCCCGTGTTTGCTGTTGGTGACATGGTTGCGCTGCGAAGCGGCAATTTCTCAATGACGGTGCGCCATGACATGCGAGATCTCGCGCGGGCTGTTGACAAGAATCAAGGCGAGATTGCCTTGCTTGTTCTGTCAGTGAACACGGAGTCGGTGACGTCCGCAGTCAAGGGTGCGAAGGAGTACACCGTCTTGCCCGTTGGCTTGAGTACGACGTTCACTTTCGAGGAACGGCACCTCAAGAAGCGCAAGAAGTCCAAGAAAACTGCAATGAAACCTAACACTTGTGAAGAGGCTATTCTTTTCTAAAAAAAACTTCAAAAAAACGACATGGAGGGGGTTGACAAACGCCGAAAAGTTCCTATATTTACTAGTGAGGGGTTGAGGAAAAAGGAGAAAAAACCCAATGTCATGGAACAGAACAGTCACTTGCAGCTATTGCTACAAACCTGGACACAACAAAGCTGGATGCGTGAAATTGAAGGATTACATTGCTGCGAATCCCGATAGTTATCGCGCTCGGCTTGCGGCAAACAAGAAAACGCGAAAGCGCAAGTGCAGCTACTGCGAGCAGACTGGACACAATCGCAAAACATGCGCCCAACTTCGCGAAAATTGCGAGATTGCCGGCAAGCGGAACAAGGAATTCCGAGCCGCTTTATTGGAGCATTTCAAAACCCTCGGCATCGGCATCGGCACGTTGGCATGCTGGGGGCGTCATGACTTTGCACTGGAGCGAGATCGCGGCATGGTGAATCAGATACAGTGGGAAAGACTCAATGTATGGACTGTCGTTAATCGTGGTTATTATGGATTGCGCTCAATTGGTGTCGTCACGTTCCCACGCATGGCATCGCACGGGTTCCAGTCACGTCCGTCCAATTGGTTGGCAGTGCCGGTTTCCGATAACTTTTTCGGAGAGCCGAATCTTTGTTGCGAATATGGCAAGGGCATCGTCGACAATTCAGAATGGATCCTGAGCGCTTTGACGCCGGAAGACGTAGAAAAGGGTGTCCCGTCGGGTTGGCTTGAAGGAGACGACAGTGCGCTCGGAGAACACTTCAACAAGGACTCGAACCACCTTTCTCACACGTGGGTGCAGAGGTAATTGAAAGGTACCACATATGGCAATGGTGGAAAAAAACTTCAAAAAAACGACATTCTACCCCTTGACAAACGCCGAAAAGTTCCTATATTTACTAGTGAAGGGTTGAGAACAAAGGAGAACAAACCCAATGGCAATTGACTTCAAAAGCTTTCTTGAGTGCGCGCCACTCGTTCTTGCCACCCGCAAGCCTGTCATGATCCGTGGACGTCACGGTGTTGGCAAGTCGGAGGTGATATATCAGATCGCTGAGCAGATGGGCTTGCCCGTCGTTGAGCGACGGGCATCTCAGATGACTGAGGGGGATCTCCTTGGCATGCCTTCGCCTGAACAGATCGAGGTGAATGGCGAGATGGCTTCTCACTTCTGCCCCTTCGCATGGTTCATTCGAGCCTGCACTGAGCCTGTTTTGCTCTTTCTTGACGAGGTGGATCGAGCCACCCAAGAAGTTCGCCAGGGTATTTTTGAGTTGAACGACTCGCGGAAGCTGGCTGGTTGGACGCTCCACCCTGACACCATCGTCGTCGCAGCCGTCAACGGTGGCGATCATGGCGATCAATATCAGGTGAACGAGCTTGATCCCGCCGAGTTGGATCGGTACGTTGTCTTCGACGTCGAGCCTTCCGTTGAGGACTGGCTCACTTGGGGAAAAACCAAAGTTGACGGACTCATCTGGGACTTCATTAATCAAAACCGGGCTCACCTTGAGCACAACGGGGACTACGAGCCGAACAAGGTATACCCCAGCCGTCGATCCTGGGATCGGTTGAACAAGTGCTTGGTTGGCGCATCGATGTTGGAGGAGTCCAGTCCGGTGCTTTTCAACCTTTCGGCTGCATACGTTGGCTTCGAAGCGGCAGTATCCTTCAACGACTTTGTGAAGAACTACGAACGACAAGTGACTGTCGAGGACGTCCTTGACGAGGGCAAGATCGAGAAGACTGCCGACTTCGACATTAGCGATCACTGCGCTATGATTGAAAAGATGGTAGCGAAAAATACCTTCGACAAAGTGCTGGCTGAAGCGCAGCTTGTCAATCTGGCTGAGTACTTCGTTTCGCTTCCGAGCGAGGCTGCAATGAAGCTTTGGGAAGCGGTTGGCGCGCCGGATGTCGAGGAAAACGTTCGCGAATTCCATACCACCGCGACAAACAGCGGAAAGACGGTTGCCAGTCACCTCGTGGAGATTTTCACCGGCAAGGCTTCGTAATCGTTGAGTAAAGAAGGGGGGCAAAAAAAGTTGAAAAAAACGACATTGCCCCCCTTGACAAACACTGAAAAGTTCCTATATTTACTAGTGAGGGGTTGAGGAAAACTTTGAGCGAGGACAAAAACATGGACACCGAATTTAACTTGAATATGCACGTGGCACGGCTTCTAATGAAGGAGCCGTTCTTTGCCAGTCTGAGTCGCAACGTGTCCAAGACTGCCTCGACTGCTATCGCCACCGCTGGTGTGCGTGTCAATCCTGACACCGCCCGTTTCGAGATGATATACAACCCTGGTTTCTTTGCCGGATTGTCAGACGTTCAGCGGCTCGGCGTTTTGAAGCATGAATTCTATCACCTGATCTTTGAACACGTTACCAGTCGTCGCCCCGATGGCTCTGGCGAGAAGTTCAACGAATGGGCACGTGCAAACCCTGCAAGGGCTCGCATGTGGAACTTTGCCACCGATCTCGCGATCAACTCGCACCTTCACGGTGAATTGCCGGCAGGGTGTCTAATGCCTGGTGAGGGCATGTTCGCTGAGTTTCCCACGGGATTGTCTGCTGAAGCTTACTTCGCGCTGTTGCAGGAGAAACAGGACGAGGGCAAAGACGAGACAGAGGAGAATGGCGAGGGCAATTGCAAGGGGGAAGGTGAGCCTGGAAACGATCCCGGTGACGGTGAAGGCTCCGGTGGTGGCGACGGACAGTTCGACAGTCACGAAGGCTGGGGCGACGTCGATGCCACCTCGAATGAGATTGCCAAAGAGCGACTGAAAGAGGTATTGAAGAAGGCAACGGAAGATGCCGCCAAGGGCAATGGTTGGGGTAGCGTACCCGGTGAAGTTCGAAAGGATATTGCGGCTCGATTGACAACGCATGTGGATTGGAAGAAAGTTTTGCGCTACTTCGTCAAGACTAGCACCCGTGCCAACAAGCGCTCCACTGTGAAGCGTGTCAACAAGCGATATCGCTACATCCACCCAGGTAAGAAGGTTACTCGCCAGGCTCGCATTGCGATCAGCATTGATCAGTCTGGCTCTGTTGACGATGCCATGTTGGAGACGTTCTTTTCTGAGTTGAACAAGCTTGCCAAGCTGGCTTCGTTCACTGTGATCCCTTTCGACACCAGGGTGGACGACTCGCTTGTCTACGAATGGAAGAAGGGACAGAACCACAAGACTCAGCGCGTCATGTGCGGTGGTACGGACTTCAATCCTCCCACTGAATACGTGAACAAGCATGGATTCGACGGACACATCGTCTTGACGGATCTCATGGCACCCAAGCCCAAAGCTTCGAAGTGCCAGCGCATGTGGATGACTACGAAGTACTACGCGCAGCGTCCCTACTTCAAGACGAACGAACGCATTCTAGCAGTGGATGTGAAAGAGGGCTAATTAATAATACTTTGAGCCACATGTTGTGGCTCAAACTTATCTTTTGAAGGAGAGAGAAAGAAAATGACAACCAACGTGATTGATTTTACTGAGTATTCGAACCGTTCTGCCATCGAGGATCTGATCTACGAAGCAGAGGAGAGTGGCGACGACAGCGCTGTTGAGACAGGGCTGGTGCTGCTCGCGATGTATAAAGAGGGTTTCCTCTTTGTAACCTACGATGAAGAAGGCGAACCCCTGTTCGAACTGAGAGGGGACGTTTCAGAGGAAGATCTTCAGGCGGCAGAAGAAAGCTTCGCCGCCATGGACTACGAGGAGATGCTGTAAGATGACGAACACAACAATTGACACCAACGTGACGCTAGACTGCATGCCTGAACAAGTGTTGACAGTTTTGACTGAGAGCGAGCCGGGTATCACCGCGAACAAAGAGGAGGAGGCGCAGGACAAGCCGGCACCCGTGGATATTCCTGACGAGGATCGACGTCGCATGATTGAGGAGTTTATTGCTGCTCGCCAAGCACGTGTCGACGCCGGGCTAGAGGAGCCACAGGTGCTTCGTACAACCGTCAAGCCTCTACCAAGCCGCTGGGGCTCGTCCAGACGCTCAGAAGACAGAAAGGGACGTCCTAGAAAGGTGTTTGATCGTTCTGTGACGATGTTGAAGCTGGGCGACGGTACCTACTGCCGCGCAGGACGCGGACGTCCCAAGGAAGGGCAGGAGCGCGTCAAGATGACGGTTGCTTGGGACTTCAGGGTGGACTCTGGTGTATCCTATAGGCTTTTGGACTCCAAGGCAGCAGTCAACAAGCTGGAGCGCATCGAAGACGACAAAGAAACTTCAAAAAAACGACATGAGGGGGGTTGACAAACGCCGAAAAGTTCCTATATTTACTAGTGAGGGGTTGAGGAAGACTCTTCAGAAACGGATCCCGAAAGGGGAACAACACGAGCAAGGACAGATATGATGAAAGATTGGCAAAAGGACATGGACAAGCTGGCTGCGCGGACAACCAAGAACTGGTGGAAGACTGGCAATTGCGCTCGTCCATTGGGCGTCACCGGCAGCTTCAGCTTGGCTCCCAGGGCAGCTGCCGATGATGCAATGTTGGAAGCAATCGTCACCGAGATGGATGTGGTGCACCCTGTCTTGCCGCTCACAGTGGAGGGCAAATGAGCACCCACGATGTCTATTGTCTTTGTGACGAGTGCATGGCAGCCAAAGCCGACAAAGACAAAGCGAATTCATCAGTGAAAGTCGGTGATGTTGTGATATTTGTTGACGAGGGCAGGTATTCTAAATGGTTCTGGGGGAAAGTTGCAAAGGTTGTAGCTATCAACGCAGGATTCTGTCAGGTGCGATGGCTCCAGAAGGTACAATATCACGACTTGTACCCAACAGTTTCTAACTTTAACGTCGACAGATTCGAGGTATTGAGATGAACGAATCTTGGTTTCATGTGGGGGAACTGGTACGCCTTGACAGGCGCCGTCTTGTCCGCGGCGGTTCAATGCCACTAGTGGTACTGATGGAACGACAGGCTAGCGGCTTGCTTTGGCTAGCGCTGTTCCCTGATGGCGTTGTTTATCAGGTTGGTACAGAATCCTTGAGCAAGGTTCACCGATGAAAGTTGGTGATCTGTTGAGAAAGCGGAGCACTGGCAAGCTGTGCGTATACGCAGAGGAAGTAGAAGAAAAGTACGGCAACGGTTGGATCAAAGTACTCATCGATGGTAAACTTTCGAAATGGGTTCCAACACAAGACTACGAGGTAGTAAATGAAAGTCGGTGATTTGGTGAAATATGAAAGCTTGAACCAGTCCCGTCCGTATATCGGGATCGTTGTTGGTTTTGACAAGGATCGTGATCCGATAATCAGAGATATCAGATCTGGGGTTACAGCTGCCAATTGGAGAAACAGGGTGGAGGTAATCAGTGCAAGTCGGTGATTTGGTTCGACACAGAGATAGCCAGTGGAAGGACTGGTATGGTGTTATTGTTCGTCAAATTCCAGGCACCGATCAGAGACAAGTTGTTTACTGGGCACGAGGAATCTCGTGTTCATACCCGAAACGCCAACTACAGGTGATTAATGAAAGTCGGTGATTTAGTGAAAAAAGTCTTCGGAAGAACGGATCTCTACATGATAGGAATTATTATTGACGCCACCGAAAACCCCGAAGAGGGTTTCCGTCGCAAAGTAACAGTTGCGACTGAAAAAGGTCACCGCAAGTGGATGACAAATTCCTTGGAGGTAATCAGTGAAAGTCGGTGATTTGGTTGAAAGGACATACGGAGAAGGGCAACGCCCAAGAGCACTGTTTATCGGTTGGTACTTGCCAAACATTTACAGCAACGCGGCACTAGTGATATGGCAAGGTGCTAGCAAACCCACACAATTTAACTCGGAACACTTAGAGGTAATCAGTGAAAGTCGGTGATCTGGTATGCATCAAGGGTGAGCGAGAAGTGATGCTAGTAACGGCAGATTTGAGCGATATATCTGATCAAGTAATGGTACTACGCAACGGTCGTTTTCAATACCTCCGAAAATCGCAATTAGAGGTAATCAGTGAAAGTCGGTGATTTGGTAAGAGACAAGTACTGGAGCGAACAACGCCCGCCACGGACACCACCGATCCTTGGCGTTATAGTTCGTATTCCATCACCGTTAAGGGCAGGCGGCACAACGAAGGATATCGTTGAAGTTTTAGTATTTGGCGGGACGAAGCTTCGCTCGTTCCTGATGTCGAGTCTGGAGGTTGTCAGTGAAAGTAGGTGATCTAGTAAGAAGTAGCGATCCCTATTGGACTGGCAGGGGTATCATTGTCGAGTATCACGAAGAAAGGTTGGGCGAGGATCTGAATATAAGAGAATATAAGGTGCAATGGTATAGCACCCCGCTATTGTCGAACAGGTGGTCGACATCCTGGGCAATGGAGAACGGGATCACAGTGATCAGCAGCGCAGAAGAAAACAATTGCGAGGACATAAAAGAATAATATGAAAGAATGGATAATTGACGGCGTAGGAATAGTATTAATATTCACAGGAGCAATAATTGTGTGGATAGTAACCACATGAAACTAGTTATGATGAATAAAGAGGAGAAAGAATGTTTGATAAATTGAGTGACATGTACTTGAAGAACCTTATGGAGCGAGCAGCCTACGAGAACAGCCTGTGCTGGAGCTTGGATCAACTTGAAGAACCCTGCATTGCTAGCATTAATCTTGCAGCGATGTTATTAGTATTGGACGAGACTTTGCACCGTAGAAGGAAACCATTGGTAAATTGATTGATGGTGGGGTATTGTGACAAGAAGTATAATGTTGAGCGATGTGCTGGGGTTATAATGTACGAAGGATTGGGGCTAGGAGTACTGCTATTAAATACATACATTATAGCACTTTGTCAAGCGTACCAAGTTGGCACACACATAGCATTAGCAAGCAGTATGCCATTCACGCTAGGTGCGAGGGCAATAAAAAAAACACACATCAGGTACGATTACCCCTTGACAAACAATAAAAAGTTCCTATATTTACTAGTAGGAGGTAGGACATGTCTTGGATAGTAGTGTTGGCGATCGGATTCACTGGCGTACAGATTGCAGTAGCTTTGGTTATTGCAGCAATTGCGTTGGTGAAAGGCACGTAGGTGCGGCGCAAGAGCACCCGCATGCAATTGCTTTTGGCTGCGTTGTGGATCCTCTTGTGTTTTTTGTTCGCTCATTACAGCATAAGCTGGATTGGGCTATATTTTAATTACTAATAATTACAGGCAGTTAATTTAACTCTGCCTTATAGGAGATAGAATGACACGTAAAGATTTTCAGCTGATTGCAGATGTGCTAAGCAAGCACCGCGCGTATACCACCGGACTCGGATCCAACGAGCTTACCAAGCTTGTCGATGCCATGGCATTGGACTTCGCTCATGCTCTGAAGGATACTAACCCTCGCTTCGACGTCCAGCGCTTTGTCGTGGCATGCGCCAAGGAGAGCAGCTAATGTAATTAATAACAATAGCTAACACAAACTAACGTAATTAACGTTAATAGTTAGCACAAACTAATATAGCTGTCAAGCAAAAAAAGGTACCCCCCCTCCCCCCCCGTAGGGTATGTCCCAGTACTACTACGCCGCGTCGAGCCCCGACCATATACACGAACGATATCGCGATAAAAATTGCAAATTTGAAAAAAGTGTGTTAATATGTACAATATGAAAGCCTTAAAAAATGCGCCAAAATATTTTATAAAACTGCAGTTTAATATTAATTCAACTATTTATAGCACATTAGGAGGAGTTGTTTAATGAAACTAACTAAAACGCAACTTAAGCGCTTAATCAAAGAAGAGCTGCAAGCTATCTTATCAGAAGTCGTCACACCAACATTACCATATGACAAATCTCCGCTTATAGGCGCAGATGGCAGCTTTGGATCGCGACAGCTGGATATGTTTCGGGATCCGCGAGTAGAAGATATCGATTCATACTCAAAGGAGCGTTATCAAGCGTGGCTAGATCATGGCTTAAATCCGGAAATAAGTATATACGACGCGATAGAAGGACACGATAAGGCGGCGCAATGGTGGAATGTCAAAATGCAGGGACGTCGTTTCCCTGATCAGGCTAGCCACGACGAGGCTAAAGCCACATTTATTGCAGACTGGATGAACAAACGCCTTGTTAGTAATGCCGCGCGTCGCGAAGAAGATGAACGTGCTTATGAAGCCGAAAGGGATCCCTCATATGAAGCTTACTAAATCACAACTAAAACAACTTATCAAAGAAGAGCTGCAAATTATCTTGAATGAATCATTCAAAAGAGAGTGGGAGCGAATGCAAATGGACCAGGGCGCGCCGCATTCGCCGCCTGGGACACAATTGCAATTGGACTACGAGCCTGAAACAACAGCTTCCCACGACGCCATCGATGCATTTAATTATTACGTTGAATATAAAGATTTACATTATCTGAGGGACGAGGAGAGAGTTATTCAATTTATAAAATACCATAGAAAATATTTAAGCGATCTCCCTGCAATTGCTCACCATTATGGTTTGCATAAAGAGGATATCCTCGACGTCATCGGCAATAAGAGGGGTAGATTTTATGCTGCCGTGGAAGCAGCTTTGGGCGATTACAAGCTTAATTTAGACGAGCCTTTCTTACATCACAAACACTAGTTTAAAAAGGAGCCAACTAGATGAAATTAACAAAATCACAACTAAAACAACTAATCAAAGAAGAGCTAGTACAGCTAGTACAGTTAAAAGAAGACGATGGTGGGCGGCAAGAAGCCGCACAGTGGATCGGCAATTGGGCCGAGGAGAAGAAGGCATGCCTTGCCGGATCGGACGAGGAAACAGCTCAAATTAAGAGGTCCACGGGCGCAATTGGTTTGGATCCAGCCTTCTTGCAAAAAATTTGGAAGCTAAGTGGCGATCTTAACGATCTGTATAGTCGACTCGCGCAGGCCGCTGCGCAGCGCGCGCAGTAATCAGATATCATTCTTAACTAGTTTAAAAAGGAGCCAACTAGATGAAATTAACAAAATCACAACTAAAACAACTAATCAAAGAAGAATTGTCTATAATGACAGAAGGGGGAGGACGTCCTTATGATCCAACAGTGCCTGGAGATTGGCAGCGTCAGCAGGCAATGATATCGGGCGAATACCCTGAACCGCCCGATGATCCGGCAGCTAGAGTGGCAGCTGCCATTGGCATATCTCTTGACGAACTGACAGCTACTTTAGAAGCAGAAGGTTTAGCAATTGTAACAGCCGAAGAAGCTGCGCCAGAAATGTCACCCGATCAAGAAGAAGACCTCAAATTAGCCACCAAGCGTGATTATTGGACGCGCGGATCTGAATTACCTGGCCGAGCGGGGCTGCCTCGGGGCTATGAATCTTAAAGGAGCTAACTAGATGAAACTAACCAAATCCAAACTAAAACAACTTATCAAAGAAGAACTAAACCACATTAAAGAGGGTGATCACCTTGACCATCGGGGGGACCCATGGATCTCCCCAGAGGATATGGACGAACTTGTGGGTACGAAAGGCGGGCCGAGCGCGTGGGCGAAGGCCGGCGCTGCCAGACGCGCCAGAGAGGCCGCTGCCAGAACACCAGAAGTTTCTAAAAAACAAGCCACTGCAAACAAAATTAATCTTATGTACGGCGACTTAAGAGATCTTGAGCCGATGTTCAAAAAAAACCCAGATATCCGGAAGTCGTATGATAGCGCTTTATCCGCAATTAATGATTTAAATAACAAACTCGCAGGGAGTCGCTAATGAAACTAACTAAACCAAGAGGCGACGGGGGCCTGGGAACGTAATATTATTTCCTTAATATAATCCTTCCTTAATCTACTTACCATATGTCAATCCGCTATGATATAGGTGATTTGGTTTATCTAGATGACGTTAATATAACAGGTGTAATTATCGATAAAATAGTGTTTGGCAACGAACTGGTTGATGGATTAGTGGATGTAGAAGTACAATGGACTAATGGTACTAACTATTGGTGCCTGGCAGAGGGATTAACGATCGTCTCAAAGGCTAATGTTAAAAAGAATTTATAAAAAAAATTTTCGATACTTAAAATCTTTTGCGCCGCGATTGACTAATTATAACACATATATTAATATGACAAGGAATTACACATGAAATTATCTAAATCTAGACTTAAACAATTAATCGCAGAAGAACTACAATTTTTAAAAGAATCTCCATGGCTAGATAAGTCATCCCCTGTTAATCGTACTCCAAATTGGGCTGCACCTAAAGAGGGTGAAAAAGATTGGGGAGGAACAACCGCATCCGGCGGCGTACCGCCGGATGCAGCTGCCCCAACCAAGCGCTTCGAACGTCTTTTTGCGCCAGGCGCTCCAGGCGATGAGTTTGCCGAAGCCGTTGCTAAAAGTATGATGTTGGATGATCAATTGGTTTTTGATCGAATGAAAACTGCTATAGCTGAAGCGCTAGAAGCATGGTACATTGAGCATAGAAGAAAAATTAATAGCGGAGAGCCATACTAATATGAAATTAACCAAATTACAACTTAAAAAACTTATCAAAGAAGAATTAACAACGTTACAAGAATCAGATGATCTCACCTGGGGGGATGCGCGGCTCCCGACACCAGAGCTTCCACCCGAATTTGATGATATCGAGTTCAGTGAGATTGTATCTGATGCTGTTGATAAAATAGGTAGTAGAAAAGTATTAGAAATTGTTAATGGTGTTATCCGTAGGCTCTAGAGGTTTAAAACCCATGCAATTAACCAAATCTAGGTTAAAACTCATTATTAAAGAAGAATTAGCTAACTTACTTCGTGAAGCAGCGGCAGGCGAAGGTTCTAGTAGCTGGATAGAAATAAGTTTAGAAGAAAACGAGAAGGATAGAGATTATAACACAAGTGTTGGGCGCCGAACGTGGTACGTGTGGGCTACCACGGTTGATTTGTCCACTGGAGAGGAGCTACGCAGAGAAAAAATTGGCGAGCTTGTTGATAGGGCTGGCGTGCGCGCAGGAGATAGAGATAATCCTGATGATATGGAACCGCAAAAAAGTTTCGAGGCGCGTCAAGCTGCTTACGGAGTTAACAGGTTTGGTGGATTCACCACTGATGGCGATCTGTTAGTCAATGCAGCCACCACTACAGAAGTGGTAGATGAATTTCAGAAATGGTACAAAAGCAGATATGATGAACTTGATCAAGTAAAAAATAAACTATTATTTAATCATAATTTTAATATATTGGATAATGAATATGGTTTTCCAGTAGCTAAAAAAATAACTCTTAATTTGCCGTTATTACAGCAATATAAAATTACAAAAAGATTAAAAGCTGGCGGATTCGGTACAGCTTTTTTATTAGATAATGATCATGTGTTAAAGATATTTCAATCTGGCTTAGAAGGCGTTGAAGAGGAATTAGCTACTTATAAAAACTTTCAAGACAAGCAGTTTATGGGTACTGCTGAAATAAATGAACCAGCAGTGTATGATTTTGGCATTATACCCAATACAGAATACTGGAATAATTATTATTTTGCAGAAATAGGAAAAGTAATTACCCTCACACAATGGTATGAAATGACAGGCAGATCTGCTTTTATACCTAAATTGTGGGCACTAGTGCCATTTAAAGATGAGTTAACTAACTTAAGCTGGAACTATTCAAGACAAACCAGTACATCCAATCCACAATTTAAAGAAAGTCTCTTAGATTTATTTCAAGAGTTTGGAAAACGTTTTCAGAATTCCGCTAAGATGACTAAGGAAGAAGTAAATGCTTATTTTAGAGCTGTATTAAATTTGATACGAGAATATGGATTAGGTAGGGCATATGACGTACATCATCAGAATACTGGTGTCAATATTCAAAATCCATCTGAATTCGTTATATTTGACTTTTAATTGATAAGATAACTAATTACAACAATTGCTAAAGGGATAATTAAATGAAATTAACCAAAATAAAACTTAAGCAGCTTATTAAAGAAGTCAAACAAGAACAAACTCTTAAAGAAAATCAATTTGCTGATACAGCTGAAGAAGAAGCTGAAAAAGTCAACGATCAAACTGGCTTAAGTCTAATAACAGATCCAGAACATTGGGCACAAGCAGGGGTGCACACTGGCGAGGATCTCGCCAAAACGCTTCTGGCTTCGTCTTATTCGGATTTATATAAGAGTATTAATGGAATTCGTCCACGACATATGAATTTTAAAGGTATGTCCGTTGAAGAGTTACAGGCTGCGCTAGATCAACTTGATGAATATGCAGAAGAACTTCCTGAAGAAGATGAGATACAATACCCTCGCGATGATGAAACTCTTGAAGATGAAGAAACAGATTTAGCCCCACCTGAAGAACCATATGAAGAGTATGATGAATTCCCCAAACAAGCTGGAATGAGACATAGGATACGTGAGTACAACCACACCAAACAACTTGTATTAGATGCATTAAAATCTATTATAAAATAAAAAAAAATATATTGCTTCTTAATATTAACAACTAATTACTAATATGAAACTATTATTTGAAAATTGGCGAAGATATTTATTACTGTCAGAGACGCAAATACTTGTTGAGGGTCGGATTAGCGATACGGCTAGAAAATATCCAGAGTTGGCTAAGAAGCGTGAAGATCTTGACGGTGAGAGTTTATTGGATGTTATTATC